GATTATTTTCAGAAAAAACTTTACAAAGCCATGCACGTTCCTGTTTCACGACTAGAAGCAGATTCGGGATTTTCTCTTGGAAGAGAAAGTGAAATTACAAGGGACGAACTATTATTCAGTAAATTTGTCAATAAACTTCAGATAAGATTTTCTTCATTGTTTCAAGAGGTGATGGAAAAACAGTTGATACTGAAAAATGTAATGACTTCTGCCGATTGGTCAAAAATTAGAGACAAAATACAATACAATTTTACATCAGATCATTTCTACACAGAATTAAAACATCAAGAAATAATGACTGCAAGAATGACTCTTGCAAGAGATATGGAAGATTTTGTAGGAAAATATTATTCAAAAGAATGGTTCAGGACGAACATACTTAGACAAAATGAAGAAGAAGCGCAGTTGGAAAACGAAAGAATTGAAAGTGAACTTGATAGTGAATCAGATGACTCAGAAGACGAAGACATCTAGTTTTATAAATATTAATAGACAATTTTTTGGAGGATTATGTCAGAACAACAAGAATTTAAGACTGTAGATTTAATAGATTATTCAATGCAAAATAACCCCTTGAAAGTAAATGATGCTTTCAATCAACTTATTTCTTCTAAAGTAGTAGATATGCTCGCAACCAAGAAACAAGAGGTTTCTAATACTATGTTTACAGACAAAGTTGAAACAGAACCAGAAGAAGAAATCCAAGCAGAACCAGAGGTAGAACCAGAACAAGTGGAGGTATGAAATGGCATTCGCAACAAGAACCCTTAGAGATGTAGATGCAGGAGGGGGAACAGTAACAGTTTTATTGGATATAGATGCTCATAATGCTTCAGCAACCGCATTAGATGCCGATGGACTAAACAATTTTGCAAATGGTGCTAAATTAAATATCAGTAGAGTTTGGTGGGGATTGGTTGCATCGGCTGCAAATGGTGGTTCTGCATTAATTGAATTCAAGGGCGCAAGTTCTGATACTACTGCAATTCGTGTTGCAGGAACAGGTTACTATGATGGACCAATGATTTATAATAATGCAACCAACACAACCGCAACATCAGCAGATATTGAATGTGTTTCAGTAAATGCAACTGGATATATTTGTTTAGAAATGAAAAAAGACACAGGTTGGACAGGATAATGAAAACACTAAAAGAATTTAAACAAGTTTTGGGGTTGCCCGTTGCACCTAAAATGGAACAAAATAAGTTTACAAAAATGTCTACTATACTGGGTGAAGATGTGATTGATATGTTACGAACCATTTCCAAAAAGAAAAAAGAAATGAACATAAAGTTTGATTCTGGGACAGAAGTTCCAATTGACCCAGATTCGGCTAATGTATTATTAAAAACTTACGATTCACTTAATTCTTCTAACAAGAAAAAAATGCAAATGAACATGAATAAAGATACCAAATCTTTCATGAAAGTTTTAGATTTTGCATTTAGTAACGCAAAATAAAGGCAAGTATGAAATTAATCTGCGAGTTAACAGAATCAGTAGATTATGAACTTATTGAAGAAGGTGCAGGAGGAAAGAAACAGTATTTTATTGAAGGTATTTTCATGCAGTCCGAACAGAAAAACAAAAACGGACGAATCTATCCAAAAGAAATTCTTCAAAAAGAAGTAAAGCGATATAATAAAGAATACGTAGAACCAAAACGTGCCTTTGGAGAATTGGGACATCCAGACGGACCAACTGTAAATCTTGACAAAGTTTCACACATGATTACAGAATTGGTAGAGGATGGAAAAAACTTTATCGGACGAGCAAAGATTCTTGATACACCGAATGGTCAGATTGTAAAAAGTTTGATTGATGAAGGTGCAAGATTAGGTGTTTCCTCAAGAGGTATGGGAACACTGAAAGCAGACAAGAAAGTACAGATTGTTCAAGATGATTTCTATCTTGCAACTGCTGCTGATATTGTCGCAGATCCATCCGCACCTAATGCTTTCGTAGAAGGTATTATGGAAGGTGTGGAATGGATTTGGGAAAATGGTTTGTTAAAAGCACAAGATGTAGAACGTGCAAAACAAAACATTCAAAAAGCATCTTCAAAACAACTTGAAGAAGTAAAACTCAAAGAATTCAAAAATTTATTGTCTAATCTTTAAGTTTTATAAATATTAACAGACACGAACTACTTATAAAAATTTTTAGGAGTTTCAATGACTGAAGAAATTAATAACCAAGAAGAAGTTCTGGAACAGACTGAGCAAGAACAGGAACTTGTTGAAGCTCCAGAGCAGGTTGCAGAAGAAACTGTGGAAGAAGAGAATATTGAAGAGATTCGGGTTCCTTCAACCAAAACTGCAATGATCAAACAACTTTTTGACAAAGTAAACGGATTGAAAAAAGAAGAAGTTTCAAAACGTTTCAAAGACCTATTAGATGTAATCGAAGCAGAAGATTTGGGTGGAGAAGAACCCGATGATGCATCACCAGAAGGTGATAAGATTGCAATCGGTAAAAAGAAAAAGAAAGTGAAGGTTGCAATACCTGAAATTAATGTCAAAGAAGACATTGCTGCTTTGGTTCAAGGAGAAGAACTTTCCGAAGAATTCAAGTCAAAAGCAGCAACAATTTTCGAAGCAGCAGTACATCAAAAAGTAATGGAAGTTTCGAGTGAAAAAATAGACGAACTCGAAAAAGAATTTCAAGAAAACTTACAAGAAGAAATCGTTTCTTTCCGTGATGAGTTGACTGAAAAAGTTGACGGATACCTCAACTACGTAGTTGAAGAGTGGATGAAAGAAAACGAACTTGCACTTGAGAGTTCCTTGAGAAGCGAAATTACAGAAGAGTTCATGGGTGGATTGAAAAATCTGTTCACCGAACATTACATCGAAGTTCCAGATGAAAAGGTTGACATTGTAGAGAACCTTTTTGACAAAGTTGAGGAACTAGAAGAGAAATTAAATTCTCAAATTGAAGAGAACGTCAAAACTAAAGACGAACTCAATGATTATCGCAAAAATAAAATTCTCGAAGAAGTATGCGATGACCTTGCAGACACACAAGCAGAGAAAATGAAATCTTTGGTTGATGGAGTGACTTACGAGGAAAATGCAGATGATTTTGAGAATAAGGTAAAAATGATTAAGGAGAGTTATTTCCCTAATCAAGTTAAACAGGATGAAAATATTGAACAAGAAGATGTTGTTTCAGAAGAAGAGGTTTCAGAAGAATCTCCTAAAATGAATAACATCATGGAAGCTTACAGCAAAGCAATTGCTCGTAAGTAATTTTTTACATAGTTTTTAAAACAAAACAGGAGTTTTAAAATGCAACTCGCAGAACAAATTAACAAAAAGTGGGCGCCTGTTCTTGACCATCCCGATCTTCCAGAGATTAAGGATGCACATCGAAGAGCGGTAACTGCTTTATGTCTTGAGAATGTTGAAAAACAATTCGCTCAAGATCAACAAGGTGGGGGTCTTCTTTCAGAAGCAACTCCAATTTCTGTTATGGGTACTACTACAGCCGTAGGATCTGGTGCAGCTGGTGGTACTGATGCAGGACAAGTCGGAGTAGATTTTGCCGATCCAGTTCTTATCAGTATGGTTCGCCGTGCAATGCCACAACTTATCGCTTATGATATTTGTGGTGTTCAACCAATGTCTGGTCCTACTGGACTTATTTTCGCATTACGTGCTCGTGTTGGAACACAAGCCGGTGCAGAAGCACTTTATGACGAAGCATTAACTTCATTATCGGGTGCTGCCGGTGATGCAACTGGTGATGCAGTTGATACACCAGGCCTCTTGATTCATACAGATGGATCTGCAAATGCTACTGCAACTGTTTATTCATCTGGTGGTGCTGATACTGTAGCAACTGGTGAAGCTGATATTAGTCAAGAAATGTCTTTTTCCATTGAGAAAGTTTCAGTGGCCGCAGGAACAAGAGCACTCAAAGGTTCCTATTCAATGGAACTTGCTCAAGATTTACGTGCAGTACACGGACTTGATGCTGAAGGCGAACTTGCAAATATTCTTTCCGCTGAAATTCTTGCAGAAATCAATCGTGAGGTTGTTCGTAAGATTTATATCAACGCAAAGATTAGTGACACACCTTCCACAAATACTGGTGTATTTGACCTTGACACAGATTCTAACGGACGTTGGATGGTTGAAAAGTTCAAAGGTCTTATGATGCACATTGAGCGTGATGCTAATTCCATTGCTAAGGGAACTCGCCGAGGTAAAGGAAACATCATTATCACATCCTCGGACGTTGCATCTGCACTTCAGATGGCCGGAGTCCTTGACTACGCTCCTTCAATGAGTACAAACCTCAATGTTGATGAAGCATCAAACACTTTTGCTGGTGTTCTTAATGGACGTTATAAAGTGTATGTTGATCCTTTTGCTGCTAAGAATGCTGCAGAATATTACACAGTAGGTTATAAAGGTGCATCTCCAATGGATGCTGGTATTTTCTATTGCCCATACGTTCCATTGCAAATGGTTCGTGCAGTTGATAGTGCAAGTTTCCAACCACGTATCGCTTTCAAAACACGATATGGTATGGTTGCAAATCCATTTGCTGAGGGTACTACTGTTGGTAATGGTAGGATGACAGGTGTAACTGACAATGCTGCCGCAGAGCAAAATGAGTATTACAGAAAGTGCAGAATTGCTAACTTGATGTAAACCAGTACCTACATATAGTAGGGATTTCAAAGGGAGAGGTCAAAATCCTCTCCCTTTTTTGTTTGTTGTCATTTTCTTGTGAGGTTAAAATGATAGTTGTTATTGGAAATGGTCGTTCAAGGTCAGTATTCAATTTAAATCAATTAAATGGACATATAACATATGGATGTAATGCCATATATCGAGATTATACACCTACTTACTTAATATGTGGTGATCATCCTATGACTTGGGATATTTGTTTTTCTGGTTATTCCAAGAAAAATAAATGTTTTTTTAAATCTTTTGATAAAATTCCAAGTTTTCATTATGACATGATTCGTTCAATGTATCCTTCTGGATATAAAATTTATGAAACAACCCCCAAAACAAATAACTTTATCACAATAGAAGTAAATTTCAATGAAGCCTGTATATATTGGGTAGGAGATGAAGAATTATCTGAAAAAATAGATTGGTGGGGAGATGATATTGAAAATTCTTATACCACTGGTACGGCTGCGATAAGGTTAGCATGTATGATGTATCCCAAAGAAGACATATACTGTATTGGATTTGATTATTACCTAGATAGAACAGCAGATAATATTTTTTTAGGTACAAAACATTATAATTATGCTTCGGATATTCATGAAGCCAATCAATATTTTAATTCAAAAAAAGACACACAATTTGACAGAGAAAATTGGATTGTTCAACATAAAAGAATAAAAGAAGAATTTGATAATAAAATATATCACGTTGGAAAACACTTAAACTACATAGAGTTTGAAAATTTACTGAATAAATAATAATATGAGTGCATCAAATAAAGTACCCGATAATTTAAACTATCTCTCCAATATCAGTTTTCGTCTGACTATGGAAGATGCTCCGCATATGACATGGTTTTGTCAGGCAGCAAACATTCCAGGCGTTTCAATAGATGCAATAGAGATTTTCAATCCAACCGCAACTATTCCTGTAGCTGGTTCGAGAGTGAATTTTGAAGAGTTGTCTATCCGTTTTATTGTAGACGAACATATGAAAAACTGGACAGAAATTTATGACCGAATCATAGCACTTGGGCTCGCAGAAGGACAAGAGAAATATCGCAAACTCAAAGCAGGTGGCTCAAATCCAACTGCAAGAGGTGGGACAGTTTCCACTATTGTTCTTACACTTCTAACAAGTGCAATGAATCCTCAAATGGAGTTTCATTTTTACGATGCATTTCCAATTAATGTATCGTCTATTGAATTTGACAGTTCCGTTGCAGATGTAGAATATTTTGTTGCAACTGCTACATTTCGTTATGTAAACTATGAAATTAAAAATCTACTTGATAATTGAACTAACTATATAATTTATGACAATTGATGAAATAATGACAATGTGGGAGAATGATTCCCATATTGATGACACAAATTTAGATAATGAATCGTTGAAGATACCCAATCTTCATCAGAAATATTTAAACATTTATAGTAAAGAAAAACGCAAACTTTCTGATTTGAAGACACACTGGAAGGTGTTGTTTCAACAAAGATGGGAAGTTGTGATTTCTAAAAATGGTAAAGGCCCAGAACACAACATACGACTATCCA